AATACTTTTGAATGTCCATTAATAATAGCATCTAAATTAGATCTAATATTAGTCATATCTAATTCAGAAATATTTGTTGTATTGATACCAGCCATCATTCGACTAAACTCATCACGAGCTTGACCTTCAAGATCTGTTCTTAATGCAGATGCTTGAGCTGCTCTTGCTGCTTCACCAAAGACTGTATAATCTTCTGAGAAAATATCTCTTATATCTTTGCCTTGAGCTTGTGCTTCTGAAATCTGTGCTAATGAAGGTGGATTAGCAACGCCATATTCTAAGCCAGCTTTCTTAGCTTTTTCAGATTGAGCTTTAAATGCAAATTCAGATATTCTATTTAAACCAGCTTCTGTAGATTTAGATAACTTAATAGTTTCTTTAATGTTAGCAAAATCAAATGGCTGAGTATTCTCTAACTGAATATTTTGTCTTTGATATCTTGGATTATCTGCCATAATTAAGCCTTAGGTGTTTCTGATGTTTTATATACCTTACTAACTTCATATGCTCCAGTTGCAAGTTTGGTAGCAGCATCTAATAAACCACCACGTGTTGCTATGTCTGCTGCATTGCCATAAATATCTGATTGAGCATTTCCAGATAGTATAGCATTAGCTGCATTACTTAAATCTGTTTGATAGTCTCTGCCAGCTTCTCTAGTATTTACTGTAGTGATTAACTTAGAAGATCCTTCTAATCCCACTATACCACCAGCATATCCACGAGCTACTGTTGCTGCATTATTAGCATTAAGCTTGCGTAATGTTTCATTAGCTCTTTGTTCGTATGCTAATGCTTTGCGAGCAGCATCAGCTTGTGTCTGCATAGCCTGTAAGCGATACATGGCCGCCTGACTTTTGGCTTGCGACATACTTTGACTTGCACTCATTGCTGTTGAAGCTACGGATAATGCTATTTGCCAAGACATAATTATGTTCCTTGATGGACTCCTACTTTATATTCTAAACCTAATAATGTTAATTTCAATGGTGCGTTTTGAGTAATTGTAATCTTTGCTTCATTACTATACCCTAAAATGCCATGTAATACTTTAGTGCCTGTATAATCTGGTACATCAGCATCTAATGTTGATGCTGTGTCAAATGATCTAAATGGTACTTCTATGCCATTAATGACCATATTTTGCGTTTCATAGACCAATGCATTAACTTCAACAATACGCTTTTTAAAGCCTAATCGTGTACCAGACTGTATTTTTAAGTCAATTGGCATAGTTGTTGCTTGTACAACAATAGGCAATCCTACCTCATAAGATGATGCAGATGCCCTTGGGAATGTTACTGTACCACCTCCAGGAACTGTCTGGTTGGCTTGTACAATACCATCTAATAATACATTAACTTCTTTGCCTACTACATGAGACATAGATACTGTTGATGCTACACCACCTGTTTTAGCACTATCAGTTAATAATGTATGGTCAAATCGTTCTACATAGTATTGAGCAGTACCACTAATGGTACGTTTAACTACAACATAAATAGTAGTAATGTCTACGCCAACATCTAAAAACTCACCACCCGCAGTTACAAACTCTGATGGGGCTATAACATTTTGTGATCGCATAATTGAATATGCTGCAATACTTCCATCTGTAGAATTAGTAATTAATAATAGATCATTCTCATCTGTATCCACAGCACGTCTTAATGCCATACGTGTAGGATTCTTTAATAAATGTCCTGATAATAGAGATATTTTAGATGTAAGATAAGTTAATTGTGTATCAGAGTATGCAATCTCACTAAGGATCTTACCTTGACGTTGTATAAATAACACGCCTGATTCTAGTTGTTGCACTCGAATACCTTGTTTACTACCAGCACGACCAGTAGTAGATACAAAGAATGATGTAGGTGTGATTGGCTCTAAGCCTTGTTGTGGCACATAGAACTCACCACCCGTTGTAAAGATCATTAAATCACGACCAGAGATAATATCTGTAATCGCATTGAATGTATTAGTATCTAATGTAGCTTCTACTGAATCGTCATCTAAACCTTCTGTGCCTTCAAAGTCAAAGAAGATACCAACTTTAGATCCCCATACTGTAGATGGTCTTGATTTAGATCCACCGAAATATAAACGACCTTGATGGAATGTTACTGTTCTTGGCCATCCTTTTCCAGCTGACCATACATTTTCGTAGCCAGATTCTAATTCCCAATTACCATTAGCAATAGCTGATGTATTAAAAAATGGAAATTCAGTAATAGCATTGACTACTGTACCGCTTGTATATTGGACAATCTTAGCTCTGCCTTGTGGAATAACATTAATATATTGTCCTACAGAGCCAGCAGAGAATACAGATGATGATGCGGTAAGTGTCACTTTACCTGATACAGCTGATGGCGTTAATGTGCCAGCTGGATTAGATACGCTTAATGTAAATGCATATTTAGGAATACTGTCAAATGAAATAGCAGATGCAGTCCATGTAGCGTCTGTGCCACCACGTACAATTTTTATTGGCGCTAAATCTTCATGTACAACAATCAGTGTGTCAGCAGATTGTGTCCAGCACATATTAGCTAATCTAGCTGATGATAATGATACGCCTGATGTATCAAGATAACTATTGCCAGATCCATTGATGTTTGTAATTAATGCGCCATTCTTATATACATGCATACGATTATGTGTAAATGCAAGCATATAACTATCTGATGTTGAGAACTCAAAGGCTACTAATCGCACACCATTGGCAGCAGATTCTGTGCCTGAATTTGGCAATGCATTGATATAACGTAAGCCACTGCGTCTAGTAATGCCACCTTGTGGTTGGCATAATACATTCTGAGCAGTCTCTAAACCATTCTCATATGATTTAATATCTATACGTGAGCGTAATAGTGGATCTATTTCACCCGCAGTAAAGTTAGTTTGAATGGTTACAAAACGAGCCATTAGTATCTCACATTAATCAATGAGAAGTCTTGTATTGCGTTTACTGGTTGTCCTTGGCCATCAATATTCATAGCTTGTCTCATGTAGCCACCACGACCATTTTCTCCTGGTGTACCTACAGCAACAGTTTGCCAATATCCAGCCTTTTCTGTTTGATCTGTAATAGGCACAGATAAATGCCATGCAAGTATATATTTAAGCAGTTGAACAAAATATGTTGGCATTGATGATTCTGGTACTGAGTATTGATAATCTACCCATACTTCTTCATAATCTGTTAGCACTTTATCTCCCATGATTCTGTATGCATTGCGTACAGGAGATCCTACTTCATTAGCGTCATATAATGCTCTTGGTGAGTTTATGCGATCAGAAGGTAGTTGATATTCGTATTTGTATTCGGTAACTGGTGTAGTGACCAGTCTAGCACATTGAACTTTCTTAAATGAAAAAGACCATGGATATGTTGATAATGCTTGGTCTCTAATATCTGGATATAGTCTATCGCATATAGACGCTTCATCTGTGCCTTCGGTAAAAGACGCAATAGGTTTAGCACCTAACATTAATAGTGAATCAGAACAAACTGATAATGCTGAATCTCCAGCTGCCATACTCTATCTCCAAATGTAAGAATAAGGCGAGTGCAAAACACCCGCCCTACCCAAGTTACTTACTACAATACAGTTTATTAATCTGTATCTGTTGCTGTTACTGTTAAACCATCAGATACGTCTACAACGCCAGATGCATTTGATAATACAAATACAATGCTCATTGTAGGAGTTGCTGAATCGTAAACAAAAATGATGTCGCCCACTTTTAAAAGTGAAGAAGCATCATTAAAGTAAGCAGCTGTGTTTACTGTAGCGATTGCATCAGCACTAGTATATGTCCAAATTTGTGGAGCATTACCAGCTTTTGATTGACCGCCAGCAGAGTTTAAACCAGTTGATGAATAAGCCATGTTTTAATCTCCTTAAATTATGCTGATTCGCGGCATGTGAGTTGAACAATACCCTCAGCATCGATAGCAGTTGCAGTCGCAGAGAATACAGCATTCACAAGGAATGAAGTTTTTTCTGGAATGTAATTGATTTCTGTGCGAGGAGCGATACCTTCTGCGTAACCAACAGCGTCTTTATGGAAAGCAAAAACTTTACGATCTAAAGAACCATCAATTGGTAAACCACCTTCTGAGCGATCACCCAATAAATGGAATGTAAAGCCTAAGAAAGTATTTAATTCACCAGCTACGAGAGCTTTAACTGTATTAAAGTCAGAAGAAGTTACTGCTGTTTCTGAAAGTAATGAAGCCAAGCTGTTACCATGAAGAACAATGTGACGACCTTCTGGTGGTACGTTGTTTTTGTCTAATAGACGTTTAGCTTCACGTAGTTTTGCTACGCTTAGGTTAGTGTCTGAACCACCGATATCGTTAGACACTGTTAATGATGTTGATGAGTTTACAAGCGCATCAATAATCATTTGATCTTGTCTACGACCGATAGCGTTAGATACTAATTGTACTAACTCTTGTCTTTCGTCAAAGTTTACTTTTTGTTGCATAAAGATGTCAGAATATTCTGCTGCATTCCAGTCTGCTAAAGTAGCAGTTACTTGACTCCAGCCAGCATTCAATGGTGATACATCTGTTTGTGGGATTCTTAAAGTAGCAACGCCTCTGCCTACTTTAGGAAATTTTACTACTGAGCCTTCAACACCGCGTCTTTGGCGAACTGCACCAACTAATTTAGCCTTACCTTGGTAAGCCTGTTTAACTTCGGCATCAAAGAGCGTTACAAAAGCATTAGATAATCCAATAGCCATGTTAATTCTCCTAGAATTGATAAAAATAAAGTTTATCGCTTTGGTTAGCCAGACAAAACCTGGGCCAGTGCTTGCTATTTACGATAGCCAAACGACAAGACGACTTGTGTGAAGGGTTGCGAATGCAATTAGCCTTGTATGGTTTTTAGCATATTTTACAAATTTGTGCAAGTATTTTGCGTTTTAGGCAAAAAAAGACCCACCGAAGTGGGTCAAACGCGAACTACGGAGTCTTACTATGAACCAAAATTAGATTCAAACATTCTTTCTACTTTCTTTCTAAAGCCAGGATCTGTTTGATACTTAGGATCTCCGACCATAGCATAGAGTTCTTCTTTGGATACAGCACCTTGAACTGGAGCGCTATCTGTAGGTACACGACCTTCATAAGCACCACGAAGTTTCTCTAATGCAGCGATACCTTTTGCAGTACCACCCATGTATTTAAACTCCTCAAAGTCATCTTTACCCCAAATACCCTTATTAACTAAACCACTAGCCCACTTAACCATGCCATTAATACGGGCATCTGCATTAGGACCTAGAGCTTTCTTTTCTTCTGCTAAATTAACAGAGCTAGTTTGATTAGCTTCAAATCCCATCTCAACAACTTTACCCACTAAAGTATCTAAAGCTGCTTGACTTACACCATATTCTTTAGCCCAAGATAGTACGTGATTGCGTACGGGATCTTCTGCTGGAATATCTTTAAATGCGGCTACATCATAGTTACCATCTGCTGGTGCCTTATGTTTGCCTTGTGAGATTTGTTTTCTTAGATCGCCCCAAGATTTAGCCATAGCCTGTAAGTCTGGCTCTGCTTCATCTTTTTTCCAGAAATTCTCTGGCCACCAATCGGGTCGTTCTAAAGGACTATCATCATCTTCATCTGATGCTTCAAGATGTGATATTTCTGTTTTTTGCGGATTTGATTCTACTGCTTCTGTTTCAACTGATGCACTGTCGAGTAGGCCAGTTTCTTGAGATGCTTCCTCATTACCACTAGGCTCGATGTTGTCGTCTATCATTACATTTTCCTTGCTCTAATTAACTTTGCTTCAATATCTCTCACAATACTATTTTGACCTTCACGATAGTACGCATAACTTGAGTCGCTACCAGGCAAAGCAACTGGTTGCTCTAAAACTGTTTGACGTAACCATGCTAATAACTTCTGTCCGTCATCATTACCAAAAACTCTTAATGCTAATCTATCTAAATCTTCTCTTGCTTGTGCTACATCTCTTACATCTAACGGAAGTGCTTGATCTAAATCTTCCCATCCAGCCATTACATCATCCCCTTAGTTGCAGCTTCTACCATACCAGGTACTACTTCTGGATTTTGTTGAGCTACTTGTTGTGCAGCTTCAGCCATTTGTTGAGTCATCATCATACGTTCTTCTTGAGTGTTACGTATCTTTTGTGGGATACCTAACTTCTCAGCAATGAAGTCCATCATAGCATCTGTTTTCAATGTCATCTGAGCTTGTGGTCCAGCACCTTGAACGATCTGTGCAAATTGCAATACGTTCTGTACATCTTCCATGCTTTGAGCCATAGCTAATGGTGCAACTGCTGACACTTTAATTTCAAGACCATTGACTTTAAGAGGTAAATCAATAAGACCACGCTCATCCATTACTCTTAAAATCTTAGTAACTAATGGTATCATAGTTTCATTAATCAGTCTGCCAAAAGCTGATCCTAGATTTTGTGATAACTCTTTCATTCGCTCTACCACTTCCGTAGCTGAACGTGCTGACATGTTGTCTGGTGGTAAAGACTCATCTAATAAAATACGCTTAATGCTCATGCGTAAATCATTCATAATGATTTGAGATACATTAAAGTCACCAGCTCTTGGCAATGGTTTCAATGATTCACCTTGTGGACCGCCATTCCTTGCAACAGGAATAATAGCGCCAGGTATAATCTTCACTGTGTTAGGATTTAATACGCCATCATCTGCTGCGGTATATACACCAGCAATAGCTAATGATGCATTTTTAAGTAATAGTTCTAATGTTTTATTGAGCGTCTTGATGTCTGGCAATGCAGTAATCAATGGACCACGACCATAAATCTCACCAGCTACTTTTGCATAGCGTGATACAATCCATGGGCTTTCTACCATACGTCTATAAACTAACTCTGTTTTAGATTCTTTATGAATTACGTGATAACAAAAATCACCACGCTTTTGATCTAATATAGTAGCTTCAATAAACTCTAAATCGTCTGTTGGCTTTTGGTCAATCTTCTTTTGTAAGTCATCTGGAATAACTGCATCTGGCCATTGACGCATAATAGACTCGCCTTTAAGACGCATACGTCTATATACATTGTCTACTTGACCATTAGCACCTTCTTCAAATGATACTAAGAATTGTGGTACAGGAATGAAGTTAAGTGGATTAATGTCATCACCTGGTTGTACCATCATCACAGCAGTACCTACAGATAGATCAAGCAAGAACTCACCAATAGCAATATCAAAGTTTGATTGCTTTAATGATGCAAATAGTTTATCTGAGTAAATATCTAATGCTGCTTGTGCTTCTTCTTTGCGATCTTCAGGAATATCTGGTCCTGGTTCAAGTCTGCACCACTTACGTTGTGGTGGGAATATGCCAGATTGCATGCGATTAGCAAATCGTTGTGTAGAGTTAATGGCTGTAGAATCGAATACACGATTCATTTTCTTTTGACCGCCTACTTTACCTTCGTAGTATCCGTCATAAAGATTACGTTGTGGTAACGCAAACTCATAACATTCTTCGTATAGACTTCTAAAGTCCTCTTTCTTAGTAAGAGCTTTATCGTGTCGTTTTAAAACATCCTCTGCGGATAGTCTCATCATTTCTGCCATATTGATCCCTATGATTTCTTATTTTTATTTGCAAAGTTTCTTGCTGCTTCTTTACTACCAAATCCCCAAGCTTTTAAAGCTAACTTCAATCGAGTTGGTCTACCTTTATCATCTACCAACGGACCATCCATTCCACCAAAACGAGCAGCAAAAGACACGCGCCTAGGGTTTGTACCACTCTTGACTGGAGCTTGTAAGTTACCACCTTCTTTACTTTCAAAGTGTTTTCTGCCAGCTTCATTTAAACCACCCTTAGGATTTTGATATTTTTTTAAAGGCATTATTCGTACCACTCTAACAATAATTCAGCCATGTGGTCAGTGCCATTTACATTGGTTAATCTAAATAAATATGTTGTTAATGGATTTAATACCATTTCTAAAACGTTAGATCCACCACCGCCAGACTTTTTACCAGTTCCACCAGCAATAATTTGCGCATCAATTTCAGTGCCAGTTACTGTTACAGTTGGATTAATTAATATTGCTGATTGACTTGTTATTGCACTTGTTCTATTTCTTTTAACTGCTGTAAACGATGTGCCACCAGATACAGTTGCACCTTCATATATATAAAGTTCAGCATCACCACTGCAACTTGCATCCACTAATAGATGTGCATAAACGCCACTAGCCCATGCAACTGCTATATTACAGCTTGCTCCAGCTGCTAGTTTTGTTGCTTCTGGATATATTCTATATGCTTTAAAAGCTTTACCTTCATGTAAACGTAAATGATTAATGTCTACAATAGGAAATGGTCTATCAGAGCTAGCAATATAACTTGCGCCATCTTTATCTACATAAGCTGGATTAACATGACGTGATTTAGTCGTGTCTGACTCACGCAATATATTAATTGCCATTATTTCTTCTTAGGTTTCATTGCTGTTTTAGCAGCTTTAATAAATGCAGCATCTGTAGGCGCGCCAGGAGATCCAGGTTTACGCATCTTTTCTTTAGAGCCAGATTCAATACGTTCACGTTTTTTGTGAATGTTGGCATAAAGTCCAGCTTTCATATTAATATCCTTTTTTAGTTTTGCCAGCTTCACTCATAGCAATAGCTACAGCTTGCTTTTGTGACTTAACTACTGGGCCACCTTTGCCTGAATGCAAACTACCTTCTTTGTATTCACGCATGACTTTACGAACTTTAGCTTGCATTTTATCTTTTTTCATTATGATGCTCCTAAAGTTGTATCTGTTCCTAATGTCTCTGATGTTGTAGCCGACATAAGTCCAGCTGATCTACCACGTCTAGCCTTTTTAAATGATGCAGCCTTTTCAGCTTCTGTACGAGCTGGTGCTGGATCTGGTGGTGGTGGTGGTGGTGGTGGTGGTGGTGGTGGTGGTGCTGATGGTCTTGATTTTCCGCCCATGATTATATTCCTCCTGGTGAGCCAAGCGTTTCTACGCCTGTTTCTGGGTTTAATCTTTCTTCTGCTAATAATGCTCTAGCTCCGCCACGTTGGCGAGCTATACGTTTTGCTGCTAAATCTTCTGCAAGTTTAACTTTGTCTTGTTCTGCTTGCGCTCTTAATCTGTCTGTTTCAGCTTGCTGCGCCCTAATTTGAGCTTCGGCTGCTGACGTATCTGGCTTACCACCGCCGAATAATCCGCCCATTATTGTCTCCTAAGTAATGTATAATCATCTTTATCTGCGCTATAACGTAGCATATTGCATTCTGGTACAAAATATAACGCCTTAGCCCAGGACATAGCACGAGTATCTGAGGTTTTAACAGTTATTTGGACTCTGTGCAAGTGAAATAATATCTCAACGATATCAATAAATGTTAATCCCGCTTTTGTCATAGCTATTGGATATCTACGAGATTGCTCTGATAGTAAAGACCAAAACTCTGCAACACCTTTCCATAGTATTGTAGCCCCAAATACAGCTACTGGCTTACCATAAAGGAATGCTGTAATGGTTGGACCACACTCTGCTTGATGATTTATCATGTATTTAAACTCACTAACAGTAATTGCTTTCTGAGTTTTCATTTCTACACAATCTAATTCATCTAAATGATGTTGCATGTATGGTAAATAATAACCACCTTTGACTGGTGGCATGTGTTTTAGTATAGTGGAGTAATCAGTCGAAAACATTAAAGTCAGACTTAGCTATCGTTTGAGCAATAATGGTTGATGCAGATAATGGACTCTTGGTTAATCGTTTATGTTCGCCACCACCAAGAAGCAAGTATCCAAAAGCATCACCTACATGAGAGTGTTCGTTCTTGTTAGGTGCATCTTTAAATCGTTCTTGACCAGCACCGACAGCTACACGCTTGAAATGGTAACCACCCGCTAATGATTTGCGTATCATTTTGCATTTAGTTGCAATCATAAGACCAGGTTTACCAGCAATAAGTCTTTGCATAGGGGCTGCGGCTGCCTCACGTCTTACTTTAAAGTCATTGGATGGTGTAGGTTGTGCGCGTAAACCTAATGTACGTAAATAATCAAATGCAGTAACCTCATAAATCGCATCTCGTTGCATACCCGCTGGATCACCCCACATCATAATCTGTGCTTTAGGGTAGCGAGCATTAAGTTCTGCCAATAACTGCTGACCAAATCGTTCTAGCCCCATGTCAAATGTGACGATCTCATCTAAGATAATCCATCTGCCATTAGGCAATCGTTGTCCTACCACTGCGGCTGGTGTCAAACCAAAGTCAAGACCCACTTGCAATGCATGTTCAGGATCATAATCGACTTCACCACTCATAGAACTATCGTCATACTCTGGCCATACGGGTCTACCTTCTTGAACATAGGTATACTTACCTTCGGCATAACACTTAATCCAGTCTAAGTTTTTACCACCTAACATCTGCATGTAATAACCCGCTGGTAAATTACTTACGTTTTCAGCTTTAGGATTAATCTTCCACCAACGACCCCCAGAAAATATATGATCGTTAGCTTCTGGATTCTCTGGTAAGTTTCCTGGATCTACTTCTGTGACACCACCAGGTTGTTTAAAGAAATCCCAAGCATACTTGCCAGTGAGTTTTGTTTTTTCTGCTAGTTTAAACCACCAGTGGTCATCATCCATTGGATTAGTATCCATCCACACACCATGCCAGGTAGGTCCACCATCACGTTGTGTCGGATATCGACCCACACGATGAGTAAGTCCGTCAATAACTGCTTTAGGAAGTTCACGAGCTTCATTTACCCACGCTCCTGTTAGTTCAAGTGATAGTAGTTTACGTACGTCTTTAGGTTGATCCAATGCTAAAAAAATTACTTCACAATCAATCCCCGCAGCATCACCCCTTGATGGGAGTCTGATGTGATGAGTAATAGGAGGAGTATATAGCATCGGACCAAAAGTGTTTTCTGGAAATAAATCTTGCCATGTTTTAATCGTTGTGGTTTTTAATTCAGGATATGAGTTACGTACAATGACAAATCGTGTATAACGAATACCATCAATAGGTGATGGCTTCTGTCTAACTGCTCGCATCATAATCTCTGCGGCACATGCATAGGATTTACCAGAACCTACAGGTCCCATCAGTCCACGCACGAATGCATCTGACTGTAAGAAGCTCCATGTAGTTGGTGCTGTAGAAAAGTCTAAGTCAATCCCAGGTCCATGAAGGGACTTCTGAGATACTTCCTTTTTGTTAGCCATCTATATCTTTAATTTCTAAAGCTAGCAATTGATTAAGCACATTGATCTGTGCTTGTAATGCATCAATAATCTGCAATGACTCCGTTTGGTAAATGTTATTCAATGCATAAGCATCTCGTAACTTTTGTATACGATCTTCTAAATTATTTGGTGCGCTCATTAAATTCCTCCTCAAGTTTTAAACGATTGCCAACTAACATAATATAACCAGCTATGTCTAACCAGTTATCAGTATGATATGGATCTCCATAAAGAATACGACTAATCTTATGTACCACCATATCTAATGATTCTTGCATATCTGAATCTAATCTATACCAATTTCCGTTTCCATCACGCATGGCTTCTTTGGTCGTTTGAATGAAAACACATTTACATAAATAATCCCCATGTGTTGCTTGACGCTCATTCAGTATCTTTGTTATCTGGTCCTGTGGTTTCGCCATTATCTATAATCTCTGGTGCGCGTATGTTAATACCTAATACGCTTGGTTTATCGGATTCTTCTGGATTATCTAGTAAGCCAGATGCTTTTGCTAATAGCCTTAATACGCCAACTTTATCCCACAACTCAATGTCCAAAGTCGTATAACTATTGCCTTCCTTATCAACTTTAGTATTCGACTTAATGGACTTAATGGCCTGTAGAGCATGGTCTGGTATAT